GTGTATATGACCCACATTGCTCTAACCAGAACCTTTCTCATTGCCGTATTTCTATTTACCCTAGCAGTAACTCCTGTGTCTGGATTAAGCAACTTATCTGTAATCATATCTAATTTTGAGTCAATACTATTCATCTTACTATTAATAGAGCTTATATCTTTCTTCATAGAAACTAATTCTTCTTTTGTAGTCATTAAAATGTAGTTGTTTTAATAGATAGATTAATAAAAATTGAACTACCAGTACCACCTGTTTCTTTTATCATTGGAAATATAATATCTCCTGCCGCTAATGAAGAAGTAGTGATAGTTGTTTCTTGTACTCTTGCAAGTTTCGCATTACTACCTAGTCCAGTTACTGCTATTTCATCAATTACTATAGGAGTAACATTAGTTGAAACATTCTCCGCAGGAGTTACTTTACATATAGCAATAGTGATTACAGTATCATTGTTAGATGTAAGCCATCCACTAATAGATACAACTTTAGCAATTTCTGGTATAATACAACCCTGACCAATTCTGAAAAAATTTGTAGGAACTAAACTTCCTGAAGCAACAACACTATTTCCATAATCAACAGCCATTTCAAAAGGTGATTTAGTGTCTGCAATATCTTCTCCATATTTATAATTTGCACTCCCTGTAGAATAACCCTGCATCTGATAATTAGTAACCCCCATTAAGGCTTTACCCTGCCAAATCAGATTGCCATCATAAGCAGCAGCTGATGACCCATCACTCTTACTTAAAACAGTATCATTAATAGCATTTTCAAATCCCATTGGATTATGCCTATTTATATCAGTTAAATTCTTGTGTTCGTTTGAAGCCATTTATATATTTTTTAACATTCAGGACAGTAACTTCTCCAACTATCATAATTCATAGTAGGTCGTGAATATATACTGTCATACATTATAATCCCATGATTCTTATAGGTATTTGTGTTGCAAGGTGCATTAGCAGTATAAGTAGGATAGGAAGCACTATTATCTGCATCATTAAGAAATTCTATCATATCTTGCAAATATATCTCAGCTTTTCTGTATGTATCTTGCTTGTAAGCATTTAATTCAGCAGGGTCAATAATAGTAGCGAACTCATCAATATTATGAACAATACCCATACTGCTACTATTACTCTGAACTTCATTAATAACCTCAAATCTTGAAAACCAACACAAAGTTCTAATTAAGAAATCATCCATTAAGGTTTGATTAGCCTGTGTAAGACCTCCTACTGTTGGGAAATCACCAACATTGTTTTGAGTTTTTAACTCCTCATAAAACTTCTTTCCAATAGCAGTCTTTAAGTGAGCTAACTCAGAAAGTAATATGGTGTTTGTTGATATTAAGGCAGGGTCAGTATTGGCATTAGTAAAACTATTACTTATAACTTCTGCCGAAGTTGCTAGTGTTTTGTATTGATTTGTGTTCGCCATAGTTAGTCTTATTTTTCAGTTACTGTTAAATCACCTGCATTATCATCACCTATACCATCCGCATCATCATCTCTAGTTACAATAATTTGCTCTCTATCTGTTAAAAACATATCACCCTCCACTAGCATAGGTAAGTCCTCATCTAACAATCTTCTTTGCTCGTTGATTGTAAGTATTTTAGATGGGTCAATCTGTGTAGCAAAACTAATTGGTGGCTCATAATGAATTACTAAATCTTGAGGAAGGAATCCTAACTCTTTAAATAATACAGTTTTAATACCATCTAAAAGTAAATCTGAAGTGTCTTTAATTACAGTAGTCATTGCCAGGTCATAAGCAATTCTAATCTCACTACCAGTATTGTTCATTTTTCCACTTGATACTAATCCGCTTAATGATGGTTGCCATCTATGAGCAGTTACAATATTTTGGTCAGTTATTCTCTGCAAATCTGACCAACTACCATCATTATCATCTTTTATTATAGAAACATTTGCTGGACTTTGATCACCATTCTTAACGATAAACATAATTTTACCATTATTACCAGCACCAACAAATTTCTTCTGAGCCTCGTGTACTAATTTCTTTGCTTCTTCCTCACCCATATCTCCACTAATCTCAACGATTGCAGATGGTTGGAAGCCATTTTTAAATTTTGTGTGATTCCATTTTCCAATCTCATAATCTACAGCAATATGCTCTAAAGCAGCAACATAATCAGGTAATCCGTAAAATTGAAATGTAGGCTCGTAATCATTAAACTCATATACAAATCTATTACCTTTAACTTCAGGGTAAAGAGGTATAGTGCTTAATTTACCCTTCATTGTATTGTACTTTGCCCAATCAGGATGCACATATACTTTTTTCTTGTTCTTAGACATTCTAACAGTAGTTGCATCTATATGGTATAGATTCATGCCACCATCATATAAAACTCCCTCTAAGTAAGCATTTCCAAATGTATAATAATCATCTGCTAACTTTTTAAAAATCATTCTTAACGATTCTCCATCAGCATTAACATCTTTAATGTATTGTAATACATCTTCATTGTTACTTACAAATTTAGCACCACTAGTAAATATTGTTTTTTGAGCTAACACACTCCTATGTGTTGATGATTGTCGCTTTAATTTAGCTAAATATTGAGGAAACAAGTTGTCATTACCAAATGGAACAAACTCAGTTAATACTTTAGATAAATCTTGAGGTTCTTCTATGCTTTGGGGTACTGATAAATTAAAAACCCCAAATTCAAAAGTATTACTCTTTTTCGTTTGAATACCCTTTACTTGACTTTTCTGCTTTGATTGCTTTCTTTGACTCATCTTTAGTTTTTGTAGTTGATAATTTTTCTACTAATTTTTTCAATCCTAAATCTTCATAAGCGTACGCTAACTCATCTTGAGTTGCTGTAGACCACTTAATAACAAAACCATCTTTATATGTTCTGCCAGATATTTTTTTTGCTTTATATTTTGCCATTAATGTATATATCTTTAAGTGTGATAAATCTACAATATTTTTTCCGCAATCACACATATTATTAGAAAGATATTAATAGGAAAATGTTATAAACTTTTTACGAAACAAGTTCAACCTAAAAATATATCTTTAATTATTACTATGCTCCTGTTGTTGCAGTTAATGCAGCTGTATCAACAGTAATTGTACCTATATATTTTCTAGGTAATTCAAATTGTCTTGCCATTAAATTAACAGTAATACCACTTTCATCAGAATAAGCAGCTCCTGTACCACCTTCAATAGTAGACATATTTAAATAAGTTTGACTTTTTGCTGCTACATCCTCATTAGCATACTTTTCACTAACTCCAATAACCCAAGCGTTATCATTAGTATCAATCGCTATTCCCATCATACATTGATCAAGAGTTTCTTGCATTGCGTGAAAAGTAGCACTTTCTAATTGAGGAACCATAAATGATAATCCACATTCAAAAGCAGTTGAACCATTTTCTTTTGTTCCATTTATTGTTAATGCTGGTGTTTCGTTTTTAAACTCATAAACGAACCAAGCAGCATCACCTCCAGACTGAATATTATCAATATCCCATTCTCCAGCTCCTGAACCATAGGTAATAACATCAGCAGTTTTCCAACTTCTTAAAAGGATCTGCTTTATACCACCTGTTGATTGTAAGTTTGCACAAACAACCCCTATACCTGTATCTATTGCCATTTTATTTTATGTTTTTTATTTATTAAAAGTAATTAAGAGAGGAGGATAAACCTCCCCTCTATCATTACATTATTGTTATACTAAAAGTCCCCATTGAACAAGAGAAGAATACAAGTACTGTACCCCTAACTTAAAGTAACCTCTGAAGAACATTTTTTCTTCTAAATCATCATAAAATACTTTGAAGCTTCCTTCTGGGTCAGTTACATCAGAACCGATAATCAAGTTATCAACTGCTACATAACACATACCTTGAGTATTGTTAGCTCCTGCCGCACTTTGGAATACATCTGGATTAGTGTCTGTTACAATAGTGTCCCACTCATACATTGCTATTAATTCTACACCTCTAAAAGAAACTCTAGGTGAAGCATCTACTCTATTAACCAATGCTAAGTCAGAACCAGTACCTTCAAGACTTTGTAAGTAAGCGTTATACACTTTAGGTGTTACAAACATTTTCTTTTCTGATGGTGGTACTTGCTGTAATGCTGCAGGTGCTCCATCATAAATTGCTGTAATCATAGTTAATGCTTCTGCTGCTGTTGGATTTCCTGTTGCTGCTGCTGCACTTTCTATTACAGTTTCTGCTTTCATTAATTCCATCCATCCATCAAATGCTGTATATCCTGCTACTGCACCTGCTACATCACCACCCCAAGCTAATCTTACTACATCTTGTGCGATACCTCTTACTGCTCTATCTACAATCGCATCCGCTAATTGAGTTCCCTCAATATTCATTACATCTGCTCCATTTCTGTAAGACTCCTCGATAAAAGTTCCGAAAAACTCATCAGTACATTGCTCTAAAGCAACTCTACATCTTCCTGCTGTGATTACTTTATCATCAATATTGAACTGGTTAGCACCACTTGCTGTACTACAAGATGAGTAAGACTCAACGATTTTAGTTAAAGATGCTGCTGTGTAAACATTCATCTTATGCTTAACATTAGGTATTACCCTATAGTTACGCATTAAATCCTCACTTCTAAATACTGGTTCGTAAAATATTTCGTTTAAGTTCGCACCTCCGTAAGTTGCTGCGATACTGTTATTTGCTACATTTGCCATTTTATTCTATTTTTTAGTTATTAAATTTACTTCTTATTCTTGATGCTAATACATTATAAAACTC